AATACACGGCTATGACCGAAATTAGAGTTGAATGGTGTAATGGGATTCAGTGGAGTGACGGAGCTTAGTTATTAGCAGTCTGGACGCAGGCGACGTAATCCAAGAAGCGCTTTCGTTAATAGCGAGGTAATCCTTTTTCCGCACCGTAGTTGGCGGGTCGTTTTCCGATTTGGATGGGAATAAATCGGAATATGGAGAGGTGGCAGAGTGGCTGAATGCACATGTTTGCTAAACATGGGGACGACATACTGTTCCGTAGGTTCGAATCCTACTTTCTCCGCAATGGACGGGTGTCAGAGTGGTCTAATGAGGCGGTCTTGAAAACCGTTGGGTGTAAAAGCTCCGTGGGTTCGAATCCTACTCCTTCCGCTAATTTACTTAACAATATAGAATTATGGCAAAATCGAAATCATCCCCAAGCAAAAAGACTGAAGTTAAGTCAAAGAATGACAAGTCGAAAACCCACAAGGAAACTAAAGAGGTTAAACATAAGTCGAAGAAATAGCACAAAACCGCCAAAGTTGCCACAGTTAGGCGGACTGATTTAGCTTACAAAACGATATTTCAGTTTACTTGTCGGGAACAACCAGTGCGCACTGCCGACATGAATCATAACGGACGGATAGGCCAAGGCAGGAAAGTAGGCAATAGCGTGGGGATGGATTGGTAGTATATCCCCGATAGTAGGCAGAGTGAGTTCTATTATAGCACCTCTCGAAATTAGTCAAGCCGAGTCCGTCCGAAACCTATTGACCAGAATACCTCTCCTTAGAAGTATCCCAGTCTGCCGCCAATAATCTAGTAAAAAGCGGAATCTAATCATGCGGATATGTCGGTCTAAAACTCAGCGATCGGAGCCAAGCATGATGGCGCTCGCAAATAAACAGCCAACCATCAACGCTGTGAGTTTGGTGGATATACATAAATTTATACAGATATGTTTACATTGAGAATTATTGAAGAGGTTCGGGAAAACGAGAGTTTGCCGTTTGAACAGGTTCTTGAGAATTTTGAATTGGGTATATCCTATTCGAAAGTGAAACGCGGATGGACGAAGGAGTTTGAGGCTACGATTAAAGATTGGCCCCACGAGGACTCCAGCTCTGTTGAGTGTATCGTTTGTGGAGAAAACGGAACCAATTTCTTTATTTGTGCAAATAATCCCCTTCGCCATTATCAGTATTTTATTATGACCGACAGCGGAAAAACTTTTGAGCGTTTATAGCATGAAGGGCGATATTAAGCTTTATAAGTTTGATCCACAGATATACCCGCGACTCTTGTGGGTATGTTTAAACGCTAAATCGGAAGCTATTTGTAATGTTTTTGAATTCGAGGGTAGTAATTATACTGAATATCTGAATAAATGCTACATGATGGTTTCTCGTGCTACGCATAAAGAAACTGGGCTTCATGGATTTCTCGTTTCTTCTACACGATCAACGGATGCTACCGTCAAAAACATAGCCCACGAATCCATCCATGTTGTTGATGGCATATACGAGGATTGTGACGTCATTAGCCAATCTTTTAGCCAAGGGAACGAAGCTTACGCATATCTTGTTGGTTGGGTTGCAGACTGTATCAGCAAGGCCAAATCAGGAAAGATAGATTAGTTTGTATCATTAGTCATGGTTTTTCACAATTTTCCCATGACAAAAAAGAACCCCGATGTACTCGTACTATATCGGGGTTCGCTCTTTTATTTCGCAGCCGCCTCTCGTACCGCATTAGTCGGATTGTCGCCGCCGCCGTCACTCTTGCCATTTCCCGATGCGGGTTCTGGCTTATTCGCTCCAGCTACCTTGGCCTCATCTTCCATCTTCTTATCCTGCTCCTCAACATATTTGGCATTCTCGGTATTCGTACCCAGTGGATTCCGTTCCCGGGCCGTCTGACCTGAAAGCGAACCAGCCACGATGGATGTATTAATCTGATTGATAAGTTCCGTAACATTCTGATGCACGTATGGCTCAATTTGTCCGCGAACGTCCAACGCCTCGAATTCGGCAGTACGTGACGCTTCCATTCCGTAGCCCCACTTGAATATTCCAACCAAGTCGTCGACAAACATATTCCACTCCTTACTTTCTTCCATAGCCTTTTCGACCGCAGGGGAATAGAGCAGTTTGATTGCAACTCCGGGCAAATCCCCTGATTTTACCTCTGGGGGCAGGACGGTGAAAGATCCGGTAAAGATATTCTGCAACAGTATCTTGAGTTGGAGTTCAAAGCTCGCGCTTGCGTCCGCCCGTTCCAAAAACTTGGCCTCCGAATCCTTATCCCCTGTAATCACGGTAGGAGTACCAGTTGAATCATGCTCCAGTCCAACCTCATCGCCCTTGACAAACAGGATTCTGAAAGCGTAAGCCTTGTTATTTTCGGAAAGGTTCGAAACGGCGAGTTCGTATTTGTCAATGCAGTCTTGAACGAGCGACCATGCCGCCCCTATTTTGCTGCGCTTATACGCCACGGGAACGCCATTTGGGCAGTTATGGCGATTACGTGAGATAAGCTCCCATCCATCAGAACCAATTATGCGTTTCACCTTTGTTCCGAACGAGTTTGTCCGCTCGTAAGTGGAAAGAAAAGTATCGTCCCATACGTCCAGATATTCGGCTATTGTCTGCTCTTTTCCGTTCTCAACCTTATAGGTACGATAAGAGCGACCGAACTCTTTCAACTTGCCTGTCAAATTGTCATAGTGCGGATACAGAACTTCTCCGTTCATGTAGCCCATAGTCTTTACGCCGAACTTACCATTGCTGACATATCCCGCAATGGCGCAGTCGCCCGTAATCTTTTCAGACTTGGCGCATTCAAAGAATGCTTCCTCCATGTTCTTTTTCAGCCATCCCTGCTTGAACTCTGACATAATATCCTCCTGCTCACGCGTAGGTTTGGGGGAGGAGTTAAGGAAGTTGATCGGATTGCCGCAAAGGTGAGTCAGTTGCTTCGTTACGATGACCGCTTGGAATGGGAAGGCGCAACGCTCAACATAATGGATATAGGTGCGTTTCTTTTCGTCAGTCTTTAAACGGTCGGCAAGATAATGTCTGTCCCAAATCTTGTGTCCATTCGGGTCATACTCCTGCATGAAATTGGCCTGCGTGACGACTTGGTACATCAAATTCGGAGACTGAACGGTAGTCATGGAACCGTCCGTTGTGTAGAAGCCTCCCCAGTTAGTGAAGACCGTATCGGGCATGATGCGCTTGAACGGCTCTTTAAGTAAAATTGATTTCGGTTCCATATATTGTTTTGGTTAAATTGGTTATATCGTTTAGTTAAAACTTGTCCACAGATTTTTGCGCTTTACCCACCCATTCTTGCCCTCTTTTCTTCGCATCATCTTCCAGCGAACATCCCGAAGCCACTGAAGTTTCGGGCTTTTTCCGAGAACGCTTCACGCATGAACAGCGCTTCTAAAAAGTCAGGGGAGTGGCCGACTAAAATTTTCATCATCATTTTCGTGATTATCTCGAATCTTTGGTCGCTCCCAACCTTTCGACAGAGTGCGCGTGATTCTGCCAAAATTCTATCTTCCCAAGTTAAGGTGTACTCATCCATTCCTTTCGAGCGAGACCATTTGGCTTGGGTGTTGATGATGATTTTCTTTTCCAGTACAGAGGGTTCTACGCTGTACTTTCCGCCCTTTACCGCCGTCGCGAATTTCTCAGCACATTCGGATTTTAGGTTATCCCATAGTTTAGAATTGGAGGACGTGGCCTTATTATTAAACATCAGCGATTTACGGAAGTGACCTTCAAGGTATCGACCGATACCGTTACCGTCATACGTCATATTCTCCTCGCGTATGTTGTATTTTTCCAGAAGCTTTCTGACTAATATAGCCGCATCATCCGATAGGACTCCGCAAAAATACTCGACATCTTGCAGGTGCTTTCCGTCAAAAATGTACACTACGAAATAGTCACGCTGAAGGGCTACGTCGATGGTGGCGTACATTGTACCAGAGCGCTGCGGGGTGTTCTCGAATATGTGGTGGCGTATTTCCTCTTCGGTAAGTTCGGCGGCCTGCTCTTCTCCACCCATGCCCCACAGTCCAAGAATATCAGCCTTTGAGTCATCGTCGCCCTTCGAGGCAAGATTACCCATATACTTCTTATCCTTGTATTGAAGTATCTTATTGTCGGCGTATTTACCCTCTATGAAACAGAACGAGTTGATTAGTGACTTGTATGTTATGCCTGAACTTGGGTCAATGAATGGATCTATCTTCGATTTGGCTTTTTTATAGACCTCCTCTTTCGAGTCGCCCCAAACCATGTCGTCAATAGTCTTACCATATTTGAAGAAATATCTTATCTTCCCGTCCCTATCTTCCCGTATTTCGCCCGTATCCTCGTTTATGTACCATTTGACGATTTTATAACCCCATTTCTTTCTGTCTTTTTCGGGATTACATGACA